CATGATGAATGCTTCTTCAATCGCCATTTGTCCTCCTCGCTTCCTGCCGGGGAGATTAACCCGCGCGCGCGTGCCCTTTCGCCCGCTTTTGGTTGTGGCAATACCCTCACAACAACAACGCGTTGAGCGCGTACGTCAGCCCCTGCCATCATCACCGGGAACTCAAAAACCAGCGAGTAAACGAACATGGCAGGCACAGCTAAACCCCGTAAGAAGTTTCGCGTTGCCGTCTCCGGGAATACCGTGGATGGCCGCGAAATTCAGCCGCAACACCTCCGCGATGCGGCGGCGAACTACAGTCCGGAGGTGTACGGCGCACGCGTCAACATTGAGCACTATCTCTCTATGTTTCCGGGTAGCGATTTTGGCGCAATGGGAGATGTGGTAGCACTCAGCACCGAAGATATTACCGACGGCCCGTTAGCCGGGCGTACGGCGCTTTATGCCGAGATCGAACCATCCGATCGCATGGTGCAGATGACCAATAAAGGTCAGAAGGTCTACTCCAGCATTGAGCTGCATCCGCAGTTCGCTCTTAACGGCAAAGCCTATGTTGTGGGACTGGCAATGACCGACACCCCGGCAAGCCTGGGTACTGAGCGCCTGAAGTTTGCGGCACAGCAACGCGCATCAGTGATGGCCTTCAACAACCAGCAAGGAGAGGCGCCAATGTTTACTGAGGCCCTGGAGGCCGAAGTGATCGAACTGGCTGCCCAGCGCAGCGATGATGGTAAGCAGTGGTTTAACCGGGTCATGGGTATTCTCGGCAAGGGCCAGAAAACCGACGATCAGCGCTTCGGTCAGGTGCATCAGGCTGTTGAAGCGGTGGCGCAGTCTCAGGTTGATCTTGGCGAGCGGTTCAGTACTGCCGAGCAGGAGCGCCAGCAGGACAAGGCCACCATCCAGAAACTGACCACTGACCTGGCCGCACTGCGCCAGCAACTTGAAGGGACGGACGGCAACTTCAGCCAGCGCCCGGCAGCTGGCGGCGGCGACAGCGCGCAGCTCGCTGACTACTGATATCCATAACGAGAGATCCCGCACATGAGAAACCCTACCCGTAAGCTGTTTGACAGCTACGTTGCCCGCCAGGCGCAGCTTAACGGCGTCAGCGCCGCCGCCGTTGCGGCACAGTTCAGCGTTGACCCGACTGTACAGCAGCGCCTTGAAGCTGCCGCACAGCAGGATGATGCCTTTTTGAAGCTGATTAACGTCTTTGGCGTGGAAGAGCAGATCGGTCAGAAAATCCTGATCGGCAGCAAAGGCCCGCTGGCAGGCGTCAACAACAGCACCACCAACCGTCGTAATCCCGGCGCTAACGACAAGATGGACCCGTACAACTATTTGTGCCGCAAAACTAACTACGACTATGCCGTGAGTTATGCGCAGATGGATGCATGGGCGCATCAGCCGAACTTCCAGCCGCTGATTAGCTCGGCGATGGCCCGTCAGATGTCGCTCGACCGCATTATGATCGGCTTTAACGGCGTCAGCTACGCCGACCCGTCAGACCGCGCAGCGAATCCGCTGTTGCAGGATTGTGGTATTGGCTGGTTGCAAAAAATCCGCAACGAAGCGGCGCACCGTCGTATTACCGGTGTCACGATCACGTCGCGTGATGAAGACAACAAAATCACTGCGAAAGGCACATACGGCAACATCGGCGCTGCGGTTTATGACGCGAAAAACAGCCTCATGGATGAATGGCACAAGCGTAACCCCGACAACGTGGTGATTTTGTCCGGCGATTTGCTGACACCCAGCAATTTCCCGACCATCAACGCCATGAGCCAGACCAACCCGAACACCGAGATGCTGGCCGGTCAGCTGATTGTGGCGCAGGAACGCGTTGGCAACATGCCGACCTTTATCGCGCCTTACATGCCGGGTAACGCCATCCTCATCACGCCGTTTAAAAACCTCTCGATCTACTACCAGCGCGGCGGCCTGCGCCGGACGATCAAGGAGGAACCGGAATACAACCGCGTGGCAACGTACCAGTCCTCTAACGATGACTTCATTGTTGAAGACTACGGCGCAGTGGCTTTTATCGACGGCATCACTTTTGCTGAAGCGCCGGCAGGCGGGCAGTAATCACGCACAGGGCGGGCCACGGCCCGCTGGTATTCGGGGATGAGTCAATGCTGACACCTGCACAACGACATTTTCAACGCGTCATGGCTGAACGTCATGGCAAAACCGACGAGCAGTCGGATACCGCGCGGACAGCGCACGAGCAAATCATGCACCGGCTGCGCATGGATCAGAGTGCATTAAAGCGAGTGCAGTCTGACCAGGCGAAAGCGGCGATGAAACGCCAGTTGCTACCCCATTACGAGGGCTGGATCGAGGGGACGCTCGACGGCGACAGTGGCCGACAGGATGAGGTGATTGTCACCCTGATGGTATGGGCGATTGATGCCGGTGATTACGTCCTCGCAGCACGTATTGGCCGCTATGTCGTGGCACATGGTCTGCTGATGCCTGATCGCTTCAACCGTACAGCCGCAACCATCCTGGTCGATGAAATCTGCGATCCGATTCTGGTGCAGGTCAAGGCCGACGATACCACCGACGTTACGCCATATCTGTCGGTGCTCGATGACGTCGCGGACTTTACCGCCGACAGCGATATGCCCGACGTGGTTCGCGCCAAGCTGTGCAAAGCGCGTGCCTTTGCGCTGCGTAACGGCACAACCGAAGAGCAGGCCATCGCGCTGGCGTTGCTGCGTCAGGCGCTGACCCTGGACGCGGGCGCCGGGGTGAAAAAAGAGATTGAACGCCTTGCCCGCGCGGTGAAAAAAGCCTCCGCAGAGGCGGGCGCAGGCGGGGGCGGTGATGCTGATGGTACCGATGGCGGCGATGGTACTGAAGGCGCTGGCGATGCTGGCGGAGATACCGCAACGGACGGCGCAGGCGCAGGCACAGGCGAAACTGCAGCATCGTCAGATCCGGCAGTAGCGGCCAGCACCACAGCGACAAAGCCAGCCCGCACCCGCGCACCACGTAAACCGGCAGCGCGTAGAACAGCAGCGAAAAAGACGCCTGCCGCAAAAAAATAACCGACTTGCGCCCCGTGCGCTGGCGGCGCGGGCGGAGATCTGCAACGCATTGCGTTTACTTTTCTCCGTCCGCTCACCGCCACCTATTCAGGAGACGACGCGATGAGCCTTGTAGCCGGTCGCACTGTTACCCCCTCTGCGGAGGATGTGCCGGACACTGACGACGGTGGCGAGAAAGTCACCGCCGGGACGTTCTGGCCGGAAATCGCCCTGAGCGATGTGCGCATGGAAATGCGCATCAATGGCGCGGTGACGACCTCACGCCTGAAACAGGCCGTGATCGAGGGCGTATCGCACACCATCGACCAGCTTGCCGACTGGCAGGCCGTACAGCTGGCCGCAGGCTACACCGAACTCTCTGATGTTCCGGCGGCAAAAGTTAACGGCGAAAGCGTGAAGGTGCATCGCTTCCGTCGGGCGGTATTCAGCATTGCACGCGCGCACATCCTCGGTACTAACCGGGACGTGGACACCACTGGCGAAGCAGGGGAGAAGCGCGCAGCTTCACTGGCTTCACAGGCTGACGATATGTGGCGCGATGCACGCTGGGCGATATCCGACATTCGCGGCACCGTGCGTAATTCTGCGGAGGCATTCTGATGAAAGTGCAGGCATTGCAGGGCGATACCGTGGATTTGTTGTGTCAGCGCCACTACGGAACCACGCAGGGCGTGACCGAGAAAGTCCTCGCCGCGAACAAAGCGCTGGCCGGTCAGATCTTTCTCGACGCAGGCCAGGTCGTAGAGCTGCCGGAAATCAGCACTCCAGCGACACAGGAGACCGTGCAGCTATGGACTTAATAAACCGAATCTGGAATGGCGTGACGTACTCATGGTCAACGCTGCTGACCAGCATCGGCGTGATGACGCAAAAAGACTGGCTGGCCGCCATTGGCGTGCTGATCGGTATTGCGGCCGCCCTGCTTGGTGAGCTGCATCGTCGCCGCATGGCGCGTATTCAGGAAACCAATAACTCATTGCTGAATGAACTGATCGACGCGATTCGCGACGACACAGAGAACCGCCAGGACGTTAAAGAGCTAATCCGCACCATCCGGGAGGCGCCACGATGAAAAAGGGAATTATTGCCTGTTCCATCGCCGCGATCATCTCGCTGGCCGCCACGCTGTGGCCGCAGGCGTTGCGAACCAGCCCGGAAGCGCAGCTGAAGATGGCAAAGTACGAGGACTGCCGCAAGACCCCGTACTACTGCCCGGCGGGTGTACTGACAGTGGGGATTGGCTCCACTTCGAAGGTGGAAAATCGCCAGTATGTCGAGGGTGAGATCGCCGAGCGCTGGGTTAACGACCTCCTGCGCGCTGAGAAATGCACGAACCGCGAGTTTAACGGCGCCGCTGCGCCGCAGAAGGTTTTCGAGAGCATGACTGATGGCAACTTTAACGTCGGCTGCACCGGGCTGGGCTGGTACACCAACGCCAAAGGCCAGAAGGTGCGAACCACTCTCTGGCGCGATGCGCAGGCCGGTAACTGGCGGGGTGTCTGTGAGCGGCTGACGGACTTTGTGAACTCCGGCGGCAAGCGCCTGCAAGGGCTGGTCAACCGCCGGGAAGAGTTTAAGGCCTGGTGCCTGTCTGATCCGGCGCTGAAGGGGGCGAAATGAAAGCGATAGCTATTCTCGCCATCGTGATGTTTGCCCTGCTAATTGCCACCGTCAGCGGCCTTGCGTGGCAAAGCCATAAGCGCGAACAGGCGGAGAAATCACTGACCAGCACCCAGGAAGAGCTGAAACAGACCGGCGACGTGCTGGCAGAGGTCAGGGCGTTACGCCATGACGTCAACCAGGTAGAAGCAGGGCTGAAGAAGCTAAACCAGCAGCGCACCGCAACGGGAGAGTACCGACGTGAAAACATCAAAACCGCACTGGCCGGTAACAGCTGCGCCGTGGCTCCTGTGCCTGCTACTGGCGCTGACAGCCTGTACCAGCGAGCCGAAGAGGTCAGCGCCGCAGATTATTCAGGAGCCCTTGCCCGAAAGCCTGACGGCAAAAACTGACGTCCCGCCACCGCCAGCCAGGCCCATGACGTGGGGCGGACTTGCCGTCTGGACAGATTCATTACTCGACGCGCTGGATACCTGCAACGCCGATAAGGCGGGGATCCGTGAGCTGGAACTACGACGTATCGCCAGGGGGATAAAGTGAAAAAAGCTGAACTACTGCGTGTCGCGCTGATCGCCGGTAACACCTGGTGCAAAGCCAACCCGGAACAAATCACGGTCTGGGTGGAGAAAGGTCACATCCAGATCGAGGCGACCGGCGAAGCGTCGTTCATATACCACTACACCATTCAGGTACTGGCGATGGATTTCCCCGGCCAGGTGGACGATCTCATGCTGCCGCTGCTGTCGTGGGTATGGCAGCAGCAGCCCGACCTGCTGCTGAATCCAGACAATAACCGCAAGGTGGAATTTGACGCCGATATCGTCAATGACGACGTCGCCGACATTCTGTTTAAGGTGCCGGTCTGGGAGCGGGTCATAGTGACCGACGACAACGGCACACCGAAGGCAGAGCATCTGGCTGAGCAGCGCCCCCGCTTTAACGGTGGCGAGTGGGAGATGGTCTTTGATCCTGAGTACGGAGGCACACCGGCATGAGCAACGATCCGTCGTTTCATCAGCTTGATGAAGTGTTTGCGGCCATTCTGGCAGGGGCGTCCGTACAAGGCCGCCTGCGCATGGCCAGGGGGATGGCTACGATGTTGCGCCAGAGCCAGAGCAGGCGCATCGGCAAGCAGGAAGATCCGGACGGCACGAAATATGAAGGCCGCCGCCGCAAGGTGCTGCGTGCGCGCGCAGGCATCAAATTCATGTGGCAGGGGCAGGAAAGAAACCTGCGCAACTGGCGTACAACCCGCAGCAGGCGGGGGCGCATGGTGAGCGGTTATGACGTGGAGCGCGGGGCGCAGCGGTCATTCTATCGCGAGGATATTGAGCGTTATCTTGATATCAACCTGAGTGAAACGCGCCGCAATACCACTACGGCCGAGCCGATGTTCCGTCGCCTGAGAACTGCACGCTTCCTGAAGTCACGCGCCACGGCTGATGGCGTTGAAGTGGGCTATTCCGGTGTTGCTGCACGTATCGCCAGAGCACACCAGGAAGGGCTACGCGATCGGATTAATGACAGCGGTGCAACGGCGGACTACCCGCGCCGCGAACTGCTGGGCCGGAGTAAAGCCGACCGCACAGCCATTTTCCGCCACGTGATCAACTCACTGGGGGGGCGCTGATGGAGATTGCCGAGCTGATCCGCCTGCTGGAGAACGTCGTGCGCACTGGCACAGTGACGGAGATCGACGAGGAAAAATGGCGCGTGCGGGTACAGAGCGGAGGACTGAACCCCAACTGGCTGCGCTGGAACGCGCAGCGCGCCGGTGCGTTTAAAGTCTGGGTACCGCCATCCATCGGCGAGCAGGTCTGGTTCCTGTGCCTGGGCGGCAACACCGACGTCGCCTTTATCGGCGGTAGCCTGTACAGCGACGACAACCCGGCGCCGGGCGCATCGCGCAATGAGATGGTGGTGACCGCACCTGACGGGGCGAAGTTTCGCTATGACGCGGAGGCGGGCGCATTGCAGGTGAAGGGGATTAAATCTGCCGTGGTTGAGGCGTCAGTCAAAATCACGCTGGATACGCCGGAGGTGGACTGCACCAACCTGTTGCGCGCGAAAAATCTGGATATTTCCGAGGGCGGGGAGATGCGCGGCAATTTTAATCACACCGGCGGAGCGTTCAAGTCTAACGGCGTGCAGGTGGATAACCACGACCACGGTGCTGTCGAGCGCGGCGGCAGCTGGACGGAGGGCACGCGATGACAGAACGCTATCGCGGCATGAATGCCGCAGGCACCGGCACCCTGACTGACGAGGATCATGTGTGGCAGTCGGTTAACGACATTCTGCTGACGCCTGTCGGCAGTAGGCTGATGCGCCGTAACTACGGCTCACTGTGCCCTGACCTTATCGACAGCCCGAAAAACGATGTCACTCGCCTGCAACTGATGAGCGCGGCTGTGATAGCACTGGCAGCATGGGAGCCGCGCATTGTGCTCGATACCATCAATGTGACGTACTCCGCCAGTGGTGCCGTGACTGTCGAACTCTCCGGCGTGCTGACCGAGACCCTGGAAAAGAGCACCCGCGCGGTGACATTAAGGAGCGCCAATGCCAACGATTGACCTGTCGCAGCTGCCATCGCCGACCATTATCGAGGAGCTGGACTTTGAGACTATTCTCGCCGAGGTGAAAGCGGCCATGGTGGCGGTATTCCCTGCTGATCAGCAGTCCGCCGTTGCCGCTGCGCTGGGTCTGGAGTCCGAGCCACTGAACATCATTGCTCAGGCGATGGCGTACCGCGAACTGCTGCTGCGCCAGCGCATCAATGAAGGCGCCGCGGCCTGCATGCTGAGCTATGCGACCGGCGACGCCCTGGACAATATCGCGGCCAATCTGGACACAGAACGCCTCACCATCACGGCGGCGACCGATACCGCCGATGCAGTGATGGAAGGTGATGAGGCGCTGCGCCTGCGTGCGCAGGCCGCGTTTGAGGGGATGAGCGTCGCCGGGCCATCGGCGGCGTATGAGTATTTTGCCCGCAGCGCCAGCGGCAAGGTTGCCGCCGTGCGTGCAACCAGCCCCGCCCCCGCAGAGGTGGTGATAGCCATCCTGTCCAGCGACGGAGATGGCACCGCCTCAGACGAGCTGATTGCGACAGTTCAGGCAGCGGTAAACGACGAAGATACACGCCCGCTGGGCGATCGCGTGACGGTACGGAGTGCGGAGATCATTGAA